ATGCTAAGCCATGAAGAAAGTCTTCAAGCGGTTTGAGAACTTGGTCTGCCAAGTAAGATTCGGAGGTATAGCGAACAATAGTACCTTGCTCGCCAGTGGCGACACCAAGATCATCATTCATTAACTTCTTAAATTCCCAGCTCTCACAAAACTGCTTGTTGAAACCACCAGGTCCGAACCAGCCACCTACGCCAAATTCAACACCACCGTGGAACTCTTGGAGGATAAAGTCGCCTTTGTATGCGTTACTCTTCTTCCACTTCTGTAGCATAAAGACCATATCGGCTGCTGATTTAGCAACGTAAGATAGTTCCTTGGCTCCATCACCGATAGGCTTACTAACNTAACGCTTTGGATTATCCATCACGTGTTTAATAGCCTCATCGTAATTCTTGAATACTGTGGATGGGATGGTTGTAATACCAGCCTTCTCCATTACATCTGCACCGTGCATGCGGTCTTGTTCCCAACGATTGGTATCAATAGATGGACCAATAATTGGATAACCTTTATCACGATAACGTTCCAAGCCATGAATGTAAAAGATATTATCTGTACAGAAGATTAGATCTGCCCAGTTCATATACTTCTCCCACTCAGAGACTCTTTCAATGAGTCCACCATCACCGACCATCGAGCGACTACCATCCTTATTGTGTCTAATAAAACACTTTACAGTGTGTCCAAAGTTCTGGCACCGTAAAGCAAAGTCAAGGCATACACCTGATGCATCGATGATTAGTATTTTCATTCTTTATCCGTATCGTCTTTAATTTTAATACCAAGTTTACGTTGAAAGTTCTTCTTCATACGTTCCCAATTAGGCATTGGTTTACTCTTAACACCTGTAATAGGCATACCAACAAAGGCAGATGCTGACTCACCTGGAGTTCGTCTAGGATCAACAGCAGAAGATCCAGTGAATGGGATTGCAGTACCCTTAACAAGATTCTTTAATCGCTCTTGTAGTGGTGTGTCTTTACGAATATCATAAGCAGCTTCAGTAAGTTGTTTAGGTAACCAACCAAGCTTATTATAAAACGTCTTATCAAAGTCTGTAATCCAATGGTAGAACTCAGCCGCATGTTTAAATGGACTAAGGAATGTACCATCCCCAAGATCAATAGTAAATGGATCTTTGTTTTCCCAGATATACTTACCAGATAAAGCGACGTTAAGTCCATTAGCAAGTGTCAAAGATGTCAAAGCAAACCGCATCATATACTGTCTTGAATAATCATGATCAGTTAATGGATGTAATAGGCCTTGTAAACCTCTAGATAAATCCCAAGTCTCTGGAGCAAAAGCTCTCTCTGGTAGTGCATGTGTAACTGCACGAACAGTAGACATTGTCCAGTCAGGAGCAAACATAAGAACCTGCAAACCCATACGTCCAGTAGGACTATAAGCTGCCATCTTAATTTTCTCACTAAACTTACTGTTACCTTCACGAGCTACACTAAACCAATCAAGACCACCAAAGGTATTGTTGATGTTACGTGCAATCTCTTTCATGTGAACAGCATCTGGAATATCAGGATGATTCAAACGAGCCATCTCTAATTTCTTCTGTGCAGCAAGATGCTTTAATCCATCATGGGTAATCTCCCATGTCATATGGTCAAGAGCTTTCTGTACCATACGAGCAGGCTGTGTTGCTTTATAAATTAGATTATAGTTCTTACCTGTAACCTTACCTAAAAGTTTATCAGCACCTTGTGCAATAGCATCCATAGCACCAACACCTGAGTCAGAAATAATACCGAATGTAACTCCGTTATCAATCTGAAACTTAGCCTCTTCACTTAGTCTACCTGTTGTAGGATCTTTTAACAGACTCTCACGCTTAACACCACCTCTTGTCTTAACAAAAGATTCAATGCTGTGCATTGGTTTGTTTGTCAAGAAGTTAGCTACGTTCAATGTACCATAGTGGAACAATGAGAAACCAACAGCAACACGTTTGATAGCACCAGACAATGTGGCAGCTGCTTTAAGAACCATCCCAGGATCGTTACTACCTATAAGATGCTTTGCAGCATCATAGATATCAGGATGTACAGCATAGTTCTCATACATACCAGAACCTCTTAATGGTTTATAATTAGGAGGTATCTTTTCAGAGCCACCAATTTCCATTAAGACTGGAAGACCACTAACACTAGTCTTCTTCATTGCATTAAGCTTGTTAGTATCTCTAACCGCTTTCTTTACAGACTGTGCATACAACCGAAATACTTCAGCAAGATCTGTTGTCTTAAATTTAAGATCATGTTTTTCCATAATCTTTTTAAGCTCACCAAAGTCTGTAACTGTACGTGTCTTACCATGTTTAGTAGTTGGTTGTAATGAAGGATATGCATTACCAATCTCTTTTAATAGAGCTTCTTTCTGCTCAGCAGATAGATGTTCCATGTCAATATGACGAGCGGCATAGTCCTGTATGTAACCTTTAATAGCACCAACCTTATTAGCAGCTTGATAGATCTCATCCATAACCTTCTGATGAAACTCATACAGCTTCTTAGCTTGTCCAGTAAGTTCGCTACCTTTACCTTCTTGAATTGCTTCCCACACACGCTCACGACCAGCCTTATCAGGCATGATCTCTTCCATCTTAAGCGCATCAAAATGAGTCATTAGACCATCTTTGATTTCATTGCGGACATATACCCCAAGTTTATCTTTAAGGTCTTCTGCCCATGCAGAAAACTTAGTAGGTTCTTCTTTAACAATACCAGGAAGTTTCTCAAGACCCAAGTCTTTAGGTGCTTGAAGCTTACGTCCTTTAATGTCAGTAACAAGATCAGGAAGATCAAATGCTTTACTAATCTTTTGCATGTGAGCATCAGTAGCAGCATCAACAAGCTCTTCACGAACTTGTTCTTCAGTACGAACTTTCTTTTCCTTTATTTGGAAACGAGGATCGTTTGAATCACGAAGGTCTCCACTATGCAATCCCTCGTCGGGGAAGTCTAGCTTCTTACCTTTTGCTACTTGACCAGTNTCTTGAGCCCTAGTAAGGGCATCTNTACGTTCAAGGAAGTTGCCATCAGCATCAATGAATCCTTGTTCGTGTGTATCTTTAGTTTCAGCTTTACGAGCTTCGTCATGCTTAGGACCCATGCGTTCAACAACGCCAGTCTTTTTATCACGAATAGCTGTTTCAGTAAGGTAAGCAGGCTTTTCAGCTTCAGCTTTATCATATGCAGCATACTGCTCTTCTTTACGAGCACGATGTTCATTAACATATTCAGGAGTTGGTTTACCCTCAGTTAAGGCTCCATGTACTTTACCAAAAACCTTTGGAGCAATTATAGCAACAATGTTATCAATTGCAAAACGAGTAGCTGCTGGAGCAATCCCAACCTTAGAAGTTTGGTTTTGGACTGCTTCTTGTCCTAACTGATACAATTCTGATAAACCATCAAAAGCATGACCAACCATTGTCGGATCAGCCCCTAAAGCAGTAGCTGCTCTTCCAGCTAATCCAGACAAAGCATCCATGTGAAACTGTTTAGTATACTTATCAGCAAACTCTTCAGCTTTTCTAAATGACTTTTCACTACCAGCTTTGTCAACACCAGTCAAGGTTTCCTTAACAAGACCAGCACCTGTTAAAGCGGTCATAGAGGCCCACTCAGGTAATCCGGTAAGTACGTCTACCCCTGAAGATACAAGCCCCACTACAGCGCTTATAGGGTGCTTCTTAAGCCTATCCCAGCTATAGTGTCCTTGAGCATCTGCAATACCCTCATCACGCCACTCTTTAGGGGTAACAGGATCACCTTTAAGCTTCTCCCAGGGGGTACGTTGTTTACCATAAGGCTCAGCAACCTTATTAGTCATCATTTCCGTGCCAAGATCTTTACCATTATAAACAATATTAGCTAGAGCACGACCATATTGGTCAACGCTACCAACATTATCAAGAGTAATTTCTTTACCTAAAACACGTTCAGAAACATACTTAGCAGCCTCATCTCCTCCTCTTTGAGCACCACGTTTATCGTGAGCTGTTTCAGGAGCATCAACGTTAGCCATGCGAACATGCTGTGTAGTGCCGTCTTTATAAGTTACTTCAACAGTATCGCCATCAAGTACACTAGTAACTCTAGCTTGTAGACTATTCTCTGATGGAATAACTTTAGACTTCCAAGGAGCTTCTTCAGTCTTAGGTTGATCCTCTTTCGAGGCTGTGGCTTTAATAGGAGCTTTACTCTCCCATGGAGCAGCTTCAGATGTTGCTTGAGTACTACTTGTTTCCCATGGAGCAGCCATTTAACTTCCTTTTATAGTTCAGATTCTAGTACTTCTTTACCAGTTTTTGGATCAACAAACTTAAGCTGTGTACCAGACATACCAAAAAGGACTAAACCTTGTTTCTGTGCCTTAGCAATTGCAGCTTCAGTCTTTTCTTTCCCTTTAGCAGCAATAGCCTTTTGTTTAGCTTGTTTTGCTTTACGATCTTGCCTGATATTATAATCGTTACGAATTGCATTACGTTCTTGAACACCAGTAGCTTTAGATAAATCTTCAGCCAACTGTTCTTCATCCGTTAATTCTTTTTTAGCTTCTGCTTTTGGTTGTTCTTTTGGAGATTCTTTTGCAGGAGTTTTAGCACCCTTTAAAGCTTTGTCAGCTGAACCAGGACCATACTCTTTATCAAATGATGCTTTGTTTTCAGTAGTAGGATTCTGTTCTAAGTACTTAACATGATCAGCCGGGGGTGGTGTGTCAGTAGATGTTGTTGCTTTAGGTTCAGGTTTATCACTACCACCATCAGTTTCTTTTCTAAACTTATCAAGATTCTTTTGAGCAAACTGTTTATCAATCTTACGTTTAGCTTCAATAGCTTTAATTTCTTGTTCAGCTTTAACACTATCATAACCTTTACCAGCTACTTTAGTTTCAATAGCTTGAGTTGCTTTACGAGCGTCGTCATCAATCTGGTCAATTTGATCAATCAATTTCTTTTCTTGATATGTTGCAATATCTGCTTTACGTTTATCAGCTGGTGTTTCTTTACGAGAAGCATTCTGTGCTTGATTACGTTCAGTTTGAATATTATGTCGTTTTGTTTCTTTAAACTTTTCTGTTTCAAGAGCATCATGTGCAATCTTAGATTGTACATCTAACTGTTCTTTATAACCTAATGTTTTCTTACCAGCTTCTTCAATAAAAGCTGGTACTTGTTCATCAGTAAGTTTGTTAATAGCACCAGAGTATTCAAGCTTCTCAGCTTCAGAAAGTCGTCCAGAAGCTGCAGCTTTATTAACACGACCAAGAAGATCTTCTTTAGTCTTGCTACCTTGCAAGTCTTGATACAAAGCTTCTACTTCACCTTGATGAACTTTAAGTTCTGTAATGTGTTGCTTAAGTGCTTCGCCTTTAAACTCATTAGCTTGCTTAAGAAACTTATCTGCTACACGAGTGTTACCAGATTGCATAGCCATCTGGCCAGCCTTCTGGTAGGTAGTGAATAGATCAGCACCAGGACCTGATTCAGACTGAGCCTGTTTAAGATCACGATCGGCAACAATAGTATCGCCTATAGCTTGACCACTTTCAAATCCACCTGCAAAGGCTTGCGCTAAGTTTGCCATATATTATCCTTCATTCGTTTCATCATTAAACACTTCAACTGGTTTTGAATCAGCTACGTATTCTGGTTTATTCTTATCAGTACTATAACCCTCTAGGGCTTGCTTTTCAGCATCTTGAGAGACAGCCGCTTGGTTACCAATACCAGTTAGTGGAGGCTCACCAGTTATATATCTCTGTAGGTCTTGTATCTTTTGATTACGTGCTTGAAAGTAATTGAGAGGTGAACTAGAAGAGCTAGTACCACCTATACTTGAACCACCTGCTGAACCACTAGCAGAGTTACCAAACAATTTAGTAAGTTGACTAAGAGCACTCATGCCTTGTCCAGAGCTAATGGAACCTGTATCCATATAATTCATGCCAGCCCCATAACCACCACTAGCCATCATTCCTTTGCCAGCACCACCAACCAAACTACCAAAAATACCTTGACCAGTTCTAGCTTTAGAATTTCCACTAAAATAATCTACGCCTTCTTGACCTGCCGCACCACCTGCGGCCGCACCAGCAGGGCCACCATATATACCGCCAACAATACCTGCTACATAAGGAATTAAAGGCACTAATCCAGTAGTGGCAAAGTTTTCCATTGAGTGCCACGGGTCGTGTGCTAGTCCTTCAAACGATGCCCCAGGGTTGTTCCAGAAACTCATGATTAAGCAGTCATGTAGTCAGTGGAATAAGCCCCACCAGCTTCAGAAGCGCCTCCAGCAAATGAACCACCACCACCACCCATCATACCACCAAATCCACTAAATAAACCAGCAGAGTTAGCACCACCAAGGGCCATACCAACCAAACCAAGACCTGATTGAGCATTCTGATTCTGTGCATTGTAAGCCATGTTAGCACTCTGTGTTTGTGCTTGAGCACCACCAGCAGGGGTCTGTGAAGTAGCACCAGACAAAGAACCAAGGTTACCAAGCATCTGTTGATAGTAAGCACCAAATGTATTCTGTCCCATACTCTGTAGAGCATTAGCTTGCGCACCTGATTGTAGTGTTCCACTAGCTGCACCAGCAGCTTGCTGTGCATTCTGACCTTGTTGCAGTTGCTGTTGATAACCTGGTGAGCTCATAGCTGACGACGGATTATCCATAAAGCTTTTTAATTGATTAGCAGCCGCTGTACGACCACCGATAGCACCGTACGGATCTGTTTGACTTTGTGGTAATGGAGCTGGTGAAGCAGTACTAGAACTACCACCACCAAAGATTGATTGGACTACGCCACCCATATTAATTCCTTTTTATATATATTTACTGAAGAGTTTTTCTACAAACTGATATCCAAGATATTCAAATAACTTTGAGTTATCTATATGTACCTTAGTAGTGCCTAGCATTTTATTCACACCGATAGACTTCATATGTTGTTCAGCAAACTGAAACATACGAATACCAGTCCGTCCTTTTCTGTATTCCTTACGAAGGAAGTATATATCTTCGTAGGCTGTAACGCATGACTTTACATGTAAATGTTTACTAACAATGTAGAACATGTAACCAATAAGCTTATCGGCTTTGCGACAAGTAATAACATGTAACATACCAGCCTGTTCAAGAGCAAAGTACTGAGTCCAGTCTGGGTCTAGTTCAAAACCACCACTAACCTCCTGCTCTATTTCTTTATAGTGCTCTGGGTATATAACCCGTAGCTCTGGAAGAACGTCAGAGTATAACTCTACTTGGTATGTTACCATCTATCTTACCCTTGCTGTGCTGGTTGTCCTACATTCTCTAACTCACCAATATCAAAGTCTATCTCAGCAGCTTCAAGTCGTATTGGTTGGTTGTCAGTACATAAGAACTCCCAAGCACGTCGACGACTTGCGCCTGCTTGATGTACTTGTGGACGTTCATTATTAAGGTTTACTTGTCTATAGTTTGACCATGTTTTGTAGTCATCACTAGTATGTCTTATATTCATTGTAGCAGGAATCTTATCTCCTACAATTTCAACGCTATGATAAAACTTACGTTTAGTAGTTCCACTATCCATGATAGGTGTTATGGATCTATAATAGATTGGAGCACCAGCATCATTGTAATATGTATCAGATAATGTGTACAACTTACCATTGTCATCATCTAACAAGAAGTATGTTTCTCCAACACCAGCAAAGTAACTAGGTCGGAAATACTGTTCAGCGTAGATACCGTTAACTCCGGAATCACTATCACCTATAGCATACATAGTCCACTGATACCATTGCTTCTCATTAAGATCATACACAAGTGTTTGATTAAGATCTGCTAATGTAAGTATGTAAAAGGTATGACCATTGATACGTAATGGATATGCAATCACATCAGTAAGAGTACTATTGTTTAGAATACGATCAATGAATGGTGTTGATATCTTTGACGGTGATACACCCATGATAGAGTATACCGAGGGTCCTTGTTCCTTTGCAGTACCAATCCAGACTGTTGTTTGTTCAAACGAACAGATAGAGTCTCCATTAGCACATCCTAATTCAATGTGATACGGTGTTGCAATAGCCAAAGGTGATCCTGGATATGAACCAGCATCGTAGTAAAAGTCTGTTGACCACTGACCAAAAGCTAATACATAGTTAAGATGTTTAACAATACCAACTAACCCATCTGGTTCTGCTTCTGCAGTTATATAATTAAGTGCATTCCATACTGTAGGGTTATTAGGATCAGATGTATATATCTCACCACTAGTCCCACCAATAACAGTATATGTATCTAGATAAATAGCACCTGTAGCATAAGGGCCTGCAGGGAATCCATTTAACAAAGCTGATGCAGTTGCATTAACACCTGGACCACCATCAGTGATAGTGACCACTAACGTATCACTTGAAGTATATCCACTGCCTGGATTAGTAATTGTAATACCAGTAACTACACCACCAGTAAACTGTACAGTTCCAGTAGCTGTTGTTCCACCACCACTCGGTGCTGAGAATGAAACAGCAGGGGCAGTGTATCCACTACCACCTGTAATAATAGTTACAACGGTAATACCATCATCAACAACTTTAGCAAAGACGCCAGTAGCTGGATTGTATGTGTAACCATTTACTTGATTATGTAAAAACAAGTATGTGTTGTTAAGTGTACTATTAAAATAACACTGCTGTACTACGCCACCAATAGTACCAGTCATAGTACCAATAGTAGTTACAGCATAAGTAGTAGGATTAATTTTATAGAGTACATTATTAACTACAGCAAATAAAGAATCATTAAAGTTATATAAACCCTGTCCTTGTGCATTGGCAAGTGTTGCACCGGTATCTTTTATACCTGGGCGTTTAATAAACTCTCGCTTCTGTCCAACAGTCTCAAAGTAACCGTTGACACACTTAGAATCCTTTGCCAAGGTACCATCACGAGTCTCTATTGGTTGTGCTAAAGGTAGTCTTGCAATTGGCATAGTATCCTATTATGGTAGGTTGTTAGAAGAGGGTCTTCCCATTCTCATGTCAGGCTGGAAGAATGTAGAGTACGACTCAACATCCCATCCTTCTAATTCTTCTTTGTAAATCTTAGCACGCAAAGCAATCTCTTGACGATGATTACCTGGAACACTGTATTCAATAGCTAGCTGATCAGCAAGGTTCCATACAAGGACATTCATCCATTCAGTAGGGAAGTCAGGGATAGCTTGTGCTGTATTAATGTCAGCCATTGGTTGTTGGCAAACAAAGTGTAACTGGAATGTAGCAGCTGCATTACTGTCAGGTGTTACATACAGATACATGTTACCAGTATTCTGTCTTACTTCATAGAACAAACTGTTAGGAGTTCCAGTACTGAACTTAGAACCTAACATGTTGTATTCTTGTTTACTTAATAGCTGGATCTGTACATCATCAATAGCTGGACTAACAGTGTTGTTACGTAACCAACCCTGAATAACCTTAAGAGGTTTGTCAGTATTAAGATCAACAGTACCAGTACTAGCTGGACCAATAACATACTCAGTCTGTCCAGCAACAAGTGGTAATACTAATTCATTAGTCTTCCATATCTTTAAACCAGATGTTGCCATCTGTTTAATGAATAGGTTAAGAGCTAGCGATGCGTTAGCTACTGTAGCTGCATCAGGAGTGTCGCCAAGTTCCAATACACCAAGCTTACGTAATGCTAACTGGATAATCTGATCACGGCTTACTGTAAAGGTTGTAGACATCTAGCCTCCAAATAATAGTTTAATTGCACGATCAAGTCCAAGGGACTGTGTTACTACAACAGCAAGCGCACCAATGGCAATATATTTAATCTGTGCTAGATTCTTTTCTATACTGGCCATGGCTTTAGATAGATCATTAGCGGACTTACGAAGCTCTTTAATATCATCTTCATGGTTGTCTGTTTTAATCTCCAGGCGTACTACACGGTTTTCAAGCGCTTCTGTATTCATATCATCCCACCAATGCTTTTACTTCATCTTCGGAAAGACCAAGTGCTGTTAGTTTAGCTAGTGCAGAAGCCTTTGTATTAATGATTGCTTGTTGTGCGTCAATGATGGCTTGCTTTTTAACTTCATTCACTACGACTTTACCGTCTACTAATTCCCAAGCGTTAAAGTATTCGTTGTCAGTAGGAAGTTCTTTGTCATCAACAATAATTGCTCCAACAGGGCAGTCTTTAGCTAATACTTCTTCAATTGAAATTTCGCCAGTAGGGATGCAAACTGATACACCGCCATTGTCGTTAGTAAAAATAATTGCTTGCATGATTTATCCTTATGAACTAAATATTGATACAGAAACAGCAGTAGGATTGCTTCCAGACCATGAACTAGGCCCAATAAAATATGCTGTAGCAATTTCTACATATCCAGTTGTAATAGCTGTTGATTTACCGCCATTTAAATAAGTTACACTAACTTGACCATCTCCTGCAACCGATGAATGAACAGCATAATTAGTATTTGGCATTGCAGTAGTGAAGTTAATTCTTGATGAGCCTGTACCTAAAACAGTTACGCTAGAAACATTAAAACTACCATATATAGTTGTTGTTCCACCAGCATATTGAACCCATGCTTTAGCAATACCACTCATACCATTTTGAGTGGCTAAGACACCGCTAGGAGTATTTAAAGTGGTAATTGTGGCTGTTGGTATAATTGTTGTACCACTAAATGTTTGTTGTTGACTAAAAGTATTAACCTCGTCTAATAAAGCAAAGTCTGTTAAGTTAGCACGTACTAACCGCAGTTCAACTTTATCACCAGTACTAAACGCAGTACCTGTTGTACCATCTTGACCACGAGCAATAGTAAATGTATCGGTAGACCGAGCAGTTACTTTAACAATCTCACGAGATGTACCAGCAACACTCTCAAGAGTACAATAAAAGTATTGACTGCCAGTAAGTGTAGGAAACAGTGTACCTGTTCCTGATGCAACAGTCAACGACGTAACCGAAGTATTTATACCTGAGGCTAGTGTTGTTGCTGCATTATTAGCGAATGACATATTTGCCATGTTTGTATTATCCTAACGATCTTGTATTAATATTATATCCATCAATTAATCTAGATAGACGTGTAATACTTGTTGTCAATGTGCTTGTAGTCGGTGACACTACTAATGTAGTTGGGGATATCCTAAACCGTAATTGTTGAAGAGTTACCTTAGCAGTGCTACTTACTGGTTTAATAAAAGGCAAACCATCATTATCATATATATAAGTTAATGGAACAAAGACATCACCTTGCTCTGGTCTTGTAAATGGTGGTGCTTGATAGTCAGCTACTCCTCTTACAAAGTCTTGTGGTTGTCTTGGCTCCCAGTCATCTTCACAGACCATGAACCCATCCCACCTTTGACGTAGTTCTGTATTCTTGTATTTACGCCCACAGGCCTCACAGATAACTAACCACTGACCTCTTGTATAATTACTTTGATAGCTCATATGTTAAACCAGACTGGCATCATATATAGGCAAATCACCAATACCTACATATGTGTTACCTTGTGATGTTGTAATAGTCATCTCTAGTCTATAGGTAACTTCACTAATACCATTAGCTACTCGTTGAGAAGCTGTTTTATTTACTATGACAGCTGCTCCAGAAAGGATAGCTGACGGACTAGGATCAATACCATTCATTACAATTACCGAACACGTAGCTGTGGAGATAGTCTCTGATGGAGACAACACTTGAGAAAAGTCAAATGTAAATAGCTCAGATTCAGTGGTGATCTTATATGAAAAACTATCAGCCATTTCTATCGCCTTTAAAGATTAATATGATACGTGATTTAATAATTGATAATGATCGTTCAGCTTTTTGAACCACTAGTATTGTTTGATGTGCTACAGCCACTAACCTATCTTTAGGTTGTACAATAAAAGTAAACTTAGCAACAGCACCATACCGCTTAACAAACTCTGCTACTACTTGTAAAGAAGCACTAACTTGTAATAATATTGTTTTAGCTAAGAATCGTCCATATATTATAATAGGAGTAACCACTATTAATAAAGTTTTTAATACACTTCTAATATAGCTTACTGTTACTGTGCAAGAAGTAGTTAATACTTTACCTGTTGTTTTAAACAAGCTAATTATAGCAGTTACTGATACAGTTATTATCTTACCTATACTGCGTAGTATAGTAACCATGGCTGTAGAAGCTACTAAGAAGCTCCGTAAGACGCTTTTAGTTAAAGTTAATGCTAGGGTACTAAGTACTGTCAAAGTCTTCGCTATGGCTCGTTTAAACGATACTGAGGCTACTACATTAATAGAGAAGCCTATCAGATGAAAAGCTAAGTCAGAAAGTACTACAATGACATACTCTGAGATAATGGAAAATACTTTGTTAACTCGTCTTGTAAGACTTACTATGGTAGAGACAGCAATACTTAATGCCTTAGCGTAAGCCTGGTTAAATAATCCCGATATTGGTGCAGAGGAGAAAGGGCTCTTGCCAAACATTAGACTACTGGAACTTCAGCAACAATAGGTTCAATAGAAGTAGGTTCTACAGGGTCTACAGGCACTTCTGCCACCGCACTCCAAGGCAACGGAGGGTTTATTACTGCGGGTGTATATTGCGCTGTAATCCATGCTGTAATCTTGTCTGTGTACTCTGACCACATCCATGCTGGTGTGTATTCTTGTACCCATCCCATGACTTGCTCTTGAGTGAGTTGGTCGTAAGGAGTAGCAGACTGTGGGTCGCTTGTCGGTACATCGGTTGAGCCTTGCATTGAGGTGGAGAAGGAAGAATCTTTACCTCCGTAGTTCCAATACACACGGAAAACATACAAGGGTACGCTGTCCTTTATGGGATAGGCTTCCATGCCTGTGATTGTGGTGGTGAATTCGATTGTCATAGTTTTTCCTTTTAAGCGCAAATCCAGTTAGTGCCGTTATAAAATACTGGAATTGTTACCGCTCCACCACCAACTACAGTAACCCCATAAGCAGGGGCAAGAGCATTGGTAACATAAGCCCTCATTCCAACTACCCCTGTAGGAAGGGTAGCTACTGTATAGCCAGGACTAATAACCAAAGGCTGACCAATAGCCAATGTTCTTAAAGTTCCTCCACCCGAGCCTTTTTGGGTAGAAATAGTAGCTGTATTCGCAGTTGTAGTCCAATCAAATTGCAATGTTTCGTACGAAGTTGATGAGGTATAAGTGTTGTATAAACGGAATGTCTGTGCGTTAGTAGAGTTGCGTTGGGCTAGTGTGTTGGCGGAATCACGGGCTAGGATTACATCGGCAGTACCACTAGATGCTGTTGTAGAGCTAAATGAATAACTACCAGCACTTCCTACTTCGGCGCCTGTAGAAGAACCATAAAAGCCTGTTCCACCATTAATAGAGTATGAATTTGAAGTAACTGCGCCACTAGGCACATTAATATTATTAGTAGTGGTTACTGCGGCTGTGGTGGTTGGTGTGTAGTTGGATGCTACAGTGCCTAGTTCAAACTGAGAATTGCATAGTAATATTGAACCAGCGGTTGAATTTGCTTCTCTTGCAGAAGAAGTAGAATCTTGCATAGAAAATATAACATTTGTTCCTGAAATTCCTGCTGGATAATATGCAGTGCAACGATACCATCCATTAGCCATTGAAACCATAGATGCTGTAAAATTAGAATCTACTGTCCCAACTACTCCGTTTATTAAATCAAAGTTAGCCCTTCCACTTGTTGAGGCATTATCCATTTGTAAAATTGTTTTTGTTACAGCTTTAGCATAAATAGATTGTGCATATGTTGTACCATTTATTTGTGTTATAGGTTGATAAATAGCATTAAGTGTGTTAGAGCCAAAGGTTAAAGTCCAAGCAGTAGTTCCACCAAAAGGGTCTGTTGCACCTTGAACTACAGTAGGGCTTCCAGATTTAAGCCAAGAAGCATTGCTAAGTGTATTACTTTGTAACAGTAAATTATTCCCACCCTGTAAGTTCAAGCTCTTATCAGTTACTGCACCATTAAAAGTAGATTGTCCTGTTACTTGTAGGGCACCTGTGCCTTGGTCGGTGGATTGGTTTACGAGGACATCGCCTACATCATTAACAATGACAGCTTTAGAGGCGGGGTAATCTACCCAGACGTCTTGTGTACCACTGGCAAAGTTAACCAGTGATCCTGAATTAGAAGAAGACAGAACGGTAGTAC